TTCAAGATCGTGGCAAAGACAGAGTTCATCAACCAACCGATCTTCTGCGGCTTCATCTGCACTCAGTTTGGCATCATACGAGAACCCATCCACTTCGCCATGAAGCTAGCACTTGCGAAAGTTAATGACACCCTTGACAACTGCATTCTCAACTACGCGCTCGAGTACTCATACGGTCACAAGCTAGGAGGCATCGTGGATGATATCCTGAACCCAGATCAGCGTGAAGCTCACGCCTCAATGGGCCAATTCTTGTACTCCACCTCGCCTGGCCGAGTCCGTGCAATGATGTCCACCGCCTGGCTCACACCGAAGATGGTCCTCAAGTACGGTGCAGCCAAGATGAGCGAATTGAAAGGAAAGACCCTGGATCTCGCCTATGCAGAACTTAATGATTCCCTTATGACATCAGGCTGTTAGTTATGGTCCAACACCACAACACAGCTCACAATGAAGTGCTCCGTCTGCGGTAAATCATTCTCAAGTATCCAAGCCCTCAACAACCATCTCAACAGCACCGGTCACCGACGAGGTGGAGGCCAGCCAGCAAACACCAACCGACGCAATCCCCCCCCCAAGAGACCACGAACCAAGCCCGGGACCAGCTCACCGACTAGGATCATCCCACCAACCATGCACGAGGAAGTAGTCACATACACGCTGCCACGAACAGTTACCACTTCCACTGCTAGAGCTCTGCACTTAACTGGCCCGAAGCCTCCGAACAACTACGATGACACCAACATTCCTGAAGGGAATGTGATTCACAAGGTTGAAGTCGAAGTTATAGTGCCCATCACTGTTCCGGATGATAGCCGAGTGAAGTGGATCGCCACACCCACCGCCGCACCCATCACCGACGTAGACGGCAAGCAAGCTGACATGCTGAACGCCAAGCTACTTCTACATGGGAACAAAACCGACAATAGGCGAGAGGTCCTCGTGACCGGCCCTTTCACCAGGGACGCTATCACTCCCCGTCTCATAAGCTTCGCCACGCAAGTCGCCGGCACTCCACCAACCACGGGTGGTTGGATCACAGTTCGCTACGTGATCACCCACTCGGGAACTGCTTCAGGAGGCAGTGCTTTCCCAACCATCTAGTCGCATGAGACTGGTTCCTCCGGGCCCCAAAGAGG